ATGGCAAGTAAAAAGAAATTACTCCAAGCAGCCGCAGGTAGTGCAGGTGGTGCAGCAGGTCTTGATGTAGACGAGGTGTTCAGCACTTATTTATATGACGGAACTAGTGCAGCACAAGTCATAGAAAACGGTATCGCGCTAGGTAATCCTAACGATGGTGGATCAGCTAGATTTGATAGTACAACAAGTCGTTTAGACATAGCAAGTTCTACTGATTTTAATTTAGGAACTGGTGATTTTACAATAGATTTTTCTGCTTGGTGGGCAGATGGCAGTCAATACCAAACTGTATTCTCTAGAGGTTATAGTGCAGGTATGCTTTATCAATTGATGACTGATGGCACTTCTACAATGTATGTTAATGGTGGTGGATTTATAACTGATTCTACCGCAAGAGCAGCAGGAAATTGGTATCAATACTGCATCACAAGAGAAAGCGGCACTGTTAAACTATATGTAAATGGTACTTTAGCAACAACTACTACTGGAAATGATAATATAACATCATCTGATGCGTTGAATATAGGGGATGATGATTCTGGTACTGGTTATGGAATTAATGGTGGCAAACAAGGTTTTATATCAAATTTTAGAATCATAAAAGGTAGCGTAGTTACTCCTCCTTCTGGTGGTTATACGTCTGATCTTACAGCAGTTTCGGGAACGGTGTTACTTACCTGTCAGGGGGATACACCTTTTGTAGATAATTCTAGTAGTTCACACAGTATTACAAAAGTAAATACAGTTACTGCATCAGAGTTCGGCCCTTTCACTGGCTCAAGTGGCGAAGGTGGTTTGGTTTGGATCAAACGCAGAGATAGTACTGAACACAATGATTTATATGATACAGTAAGAGGTGCTACAAAAGATTTACGAACAAATGCAACTAGCGCACAAGGCACTGAATCCAACGGTTTACAAGCATTTAATTCAAATGGTTTTACTGTTGGTGGTGATGGTTTAGTTGGTGTAAATGGCGGTGACTACGTCTCTTGGACATTCCGCAAAGCCCCTAAGTTCTTTGATGTGGTGACTTATACGGGGGATGGAAATGCAGACCGTCAAATAAATCACAATCTAGGCTCAGTGCCTGGAATGATGATTGTAAAAAAATATGCAGGTAGCACAACAAGATGGTCTGTATATCATAGAAGTTTAGGAACAGGAAAGTTTCTTAATCTAGATGATACAGCAGCGGCGGTAACTCAAAGTGATCATTGGCAAACAGCGCCTACTGCTACTCAGTTTACTGTTGAAACAAATGGTAATGTTAATAATAACGGTGACAGCTACGTTGCCTACTTATTCGCACACAACGACAGTGGTGACGGTGAGTTCGGCCCATCAAGTGACCAAGATATTATAAAGTGTGGGAGTTATACCCATCCAAATAACACTAGTACAGTATCGGTTAATTTAGGTTTTGAGCCTCAATGGATATTATTTAAAGCAGATCAGGCTACTGTAAATTGGTATATTTTTGATGTAATGCGTGGGATAGTTACAGGCGGTTTAAGTGGCGATGGGGATGCAGCGTTATTTCCAAACACAAATGGTGCAGAAAACGTAAACACTTTTGGTATAGATGTTACATCAACAGGTTTTGATGTAGCAGGTTATAATATCGCCAGTAGTGGCAATAACGTAATCTACATGGCAATAAGACGTGGCCCACTCGCTCCACCTGAGAGTGCGACTGATGTGTTTGGTGTGAATGAAAGACTTGGTGGATACCCAACGCCAACACTTATCAATACAGGCAATGTAGTTGATTTGTTAATTGGTAAAAGAGCTGAAAGTTCTGGTGGGGGTGAAACTTATTTCTGGGATCGGTTGAGGGGTGGTACAAGATATCTGCAAGGTGATAGCACAGCAGCGGAAACAGGTAGTACAGAATATATAGAATTTGACACTAATGAAGGATTTAGGGAGGGTTTCTTTAATACAAGTCATACCCAAATTCATTGGACTTGGAAACGTGCACCCTCGTATTTCGATGTTTGTTGCTACAGCGGCACAGGAAGCGCAAGAACTGTAAACCATAACCTTGGTGTTGCACCTGAGATGATTTGGGTGAAGAAACGTAGTGCTGGCGATGATTGGTTTGTGTATGTTGAGTCTTTAGGAAATACAAATAAATTAGAACTAAATAGTACATCTGCATCGGGCGGTGCTGCTGTTGGTGGTAATCAGTTATGGAACAGCACAACGCCAACATCTTCTGTTTTTTCAGTTTCAGATAATCCAAGAGTAAATGATTCAGGTGAAACCTACATAGCCTACCTCTTTGCTTCCTCAAATGTATCCAAGGTGGGAAGCTATACTGGAACAGGATCAGATCAAACAATTGATTGTGGGTTTACTAATGGCGCTAGGTTTGTTTTAGCAAAAAGAAGTTCAACGTCTGGTATTTGGGGTGTATTTGATACTGCAAGAGGAATTGTTGCAGGGAATGATCCTTTACTTAGATTAAATGCAACTAACGCAGAATCAAGTTCTGATTATATAGACCCTCACAGTTCTGGTTTTACATGGCCTGGTGAGGGTGGTGGCTTTAATACTAGTGGTATCACCTACATCTTCTATGCCATTGCTTGAATATAAATCAACTGACGAAAGGAGTATCAACTAATGTCAGAATATCGTGAAAGAACAACAGGCGAAGTTAAATCGCAAGGGCAATGGAGAGCAGACTTTGCTCATATGTCATTGCCTAGAGTGTGGAAAGCAGCAACCTTAGACGCAATGAACCTAGACCCTGTACTACGAAGCCCTGCCGCTACAACAACAGCATACCAGATAAGTGTGCGTGATGGCGTCGAGCAAGACGCAAACGGCAATTGGGTTGAGAAGTATGTCGCAAGGGATATGTTTTCAGATTACACAGATGAAGATGGTGTAAGCCATACAAAATCTGAGCAAGAAACTGCATATCAGGCCACGCTAGATGCCAACACTGCTGCAGGGCATAGAGCTACTAGAGATGCCAAGCTTGCAGAGACAGACTTTTACGCATTGTCAGATGTTACAATGTCTAGCGAAATTCAGTCTTTTAGGCAATCGTTGAGAGATATTACCACGCATGACAACTGGCCTAACTTGGATGATGACGATTGGCCTACCGCGCCGTAAATGTACAAGTACTAGATACTATGTTATTTTGTAGGTGTAACGAAAACGTGAGGCGTCATGGCACTTGTAGACCTTAAAATCCCACCCGGAGTATATCGAAACGGAACGGATTTGCAGGGCGAAGGTCGATGGCGCGACGTCAACCTGGTGCGTTGGCATGACGGCTTGATGCGACCTGTTGGCGGTTGGCGTAAAAAGTCTACCTCTGCTGCTTCTAACAAACTTAGAGGTATGCTTGCCTGGACAGACAACAGCAGCAACCGATACATAGCGTCTGGCACTTACAACAAGCTTTTTGCTTACACCAACGCAGGCGTGAAGTATGACATTACGCCAGTTGGATTAAGCGCGGGTCGAGAAGATGCAGCCGCCTTTACTGCTTATGGTTCTGGCTTTTATGGCACCCTCGCCTATGGCGTAGCACGACAAGACACAACAAACATACAGCCTGCAACGGTGTGGAACCTACAACCTTGGGGCGAGCGTTTGCTAGCTCAAAATGCAGATGACGGTAAAATATATGAGTGGGCGCTAAACACTGGCACCCCTGCTGCCTTATTAAGCAATGCCCCAACTGGTAACGAAGCAATCCTTGTAACTGAGGAAAGATTTGTTTTTGCGTTAGGTGCAGGCGGTAATCCTAGAAAAGTGCAGTGGTCAGACCGAGAAGATAACAACACATGGACGCCTGCTACGACAAATGAAGCCGGTGATTTAGAGCTTGCGACTACTGGCACAATTATGGCCGGTGTAAACGTGCGTGGCGGTTCTTTAATCTTAACAAGCAGAGATGCACATTTTGCAACTTACCAAGGCCCACCCTATGTTTATGGGATAGAGCGTGTAGGTACCGCTTGTGGTTTGGCGGCTGCGTTGGCTTGCGTGGTTGTAGATCAAGGCGCGGTGTGGATGGGGGTAAACTCATTTTTTGCGTATAATGGTAGCTCAGTTGCAGAACTAAACAGCGAAGTTAGCGACTACGTATTTAACGACATAAACAAGGCACAGATCAGTAAAGTCTTTGGCGTATCTAATAGCTTGTACAACGAGATTTGGTGGTACTACCCATCTAGCGGCTCTACAGAAAATGACCGTTACGTTGTTTATAACTATAGCGAAAACACTTGGTATATCGGAGAGCTAGACCGCACAGCAGGCACAGATAGAGGCGCGTTTCGTCAGCCTATGCTTGCAGACGCTAGCGACATGTACATTTACGAGCATGAGGTTGGGTTTGACTACGGCACGCTTACGCCTTTTGCTGAAACTGGCCCATTTAGGATTGGCACTGGCGATAACGTCATAAGCGTAACTGAACTTATCCCAGATGAGAAAAACCAAGGCGATGTAAATGCTACGTTTAAGTCAAGGTTTTACCCTAATGGCACAGAGCGCAGTTACGGCCCCTTCTCTCTTACCAACCCAACAAGCGTAAGGTTTACTGGCAGACAGTTGCGTTTGCGCGTTGAGGGTCAATCACTGACAGATTGGCGTGTGGGTATCAATCGAGTTGATGCGGTAGCCGGAGGGCGTAGATGACGCAATACGCAGCGCCAGAGCCGTATGGTGGTGATTGGAAAGATTGGGCAAGACGTTTGAACGTGTTTCTCAATCGCACGCAATCTGCATTAGTTCAGCAAACAGGCGGTGAAAGCGCAAAAGAAAACGGTTATCTGATGTTTGACCGTTCTACTGTTAAGCCAGTAATTAGCCAATCTGGTGCATTCAAAGAAGTTGTTGTTAAGCAATCTGTGCCTGCAAGTAGTGTTGGCGCGTCTGGCGATACCGCCGGTCTTATCAGTTGGGATACGAATTACATTTACATATGCACGTCAGCCCATGATGGAAGCACAAACATTTGGAAACGTGTTGCTCTAAGCGGAGGTGCGTTTTGATGCATCCAGAGTTCGAGCGTTGCAAACCACACATAGAAGCAGCCCTAAAGTATAGCGGCGGTACGCATGACATAATTGATATTTACGAGGGTTTGTACAAAGGCACCATGCAATTATGGCCTGCTGAGAAAAGCTGTTTGGTTACAGAAATCATAAAATATCCAAAGAAAAAGGTGCTTAATGTTTTTCTTGGCGGTGGTAATCTCACCGAAATTTTAGAAATGCATGAGAGCGTGATAAATTGGGCGAAAGAGCAAGGTTGCACTGCATTAAACATGACAGGCCGTTTTGGTTGGAAAAAACCATTAGCAAAGCATGGATGGGAACCAATGCATACCAGTTACGTTAAGGAGATATAAATGGGTAAAGGTGGATCATCTACGAGCGTTGAAATCCCAGACTATATAGAAAACGCTGCACGGAATAATCTGCAACGCGCAGACTTTGTAAGCAAGCTTGGGTATGTGCCGCAAAGCTTTGGCCCTACAGTTGCAGCTTTCACACCTATGCAACAAAGCGCGTTTGGCAATACGGCACAAGCGGCTGATGCATTTGGCTTGGGTGCGCCAACTGGTGCAGATATTTTTGGTGGCATGGGCGAACCAACAACTTACGCAGATGGCATACGCGCATACTCTGCTGCGCCTTTATTTAATCAGACAATGGATGAATTTGCGTTAGCACGTCCTGGGCAGTTTAATGCGATCAACAGCATGTTTATTGATCCGTTTGGGTATAATCCCGCAGGCACTTTTGATATAGGGTCGCTTGTAGATATTAATTCAACGCCAGTAATTGATGACACAACAACTACAACTACCACTACTTCAACTGGCGGTGGTGGCGGCGGTTCTAGCTCAACCATTGATAATAAAGTGGGCAATGTAGGCGGTACTGGCTTTACTACATATGGCGGTAGCCAAGATGTTGCCAATCAAGCAGTAGTTGATGCTTTTGCTGATTTTGGTCAACAAGTTTCAGATGCCGTTGCTACTGGTGGTACAGTAAATGTAGAGGACAACCCGGCATTTAACGCCGGTATAAAAGCAGCAAATGAAAATGAAATTACCACGTTTACAACAAAAAGCGGTCAGACAGTTAGCAAAAGAAAAGGCGATTTGACATCTGATGATATTAATGCCGCTTCCGCAGCAGATCAGGCTCGATTGGCAGCAGACTCTATGCTTGCGGCAGGTATTCGAAATGTTGGTGGTGGTTTTGCACAAGATGACCCAACCACAGGATTACTTGGTAGTCTAACAGATGCAAAGAATTTTATAATAAGTGAATTGCCAGAAACAGCGGCTCAAAAAGAGGCAGCAGCAAAAGAGGCTGCAAGACTTGCAAGCAAAAGACGTAGAGAAGCTGCCGAAAAAGGTAGGGGCGCGTTTGCCAAAAGACCGCAAAAAACTGGTGTTGGCGGCAGAAACATAGGTGGCAGATAATGAGTAACACACAGAGGATATTATAATGGCAGGTCAAGGACAAAAAGGCGGCGGTCAAGTACAGCCAGTGACAATGCAAGCGCAAACAATGCCTACACCTCCTACTGGCTTCAACGTCAATCAAGCTGCTTCAAGAGGTTTGCAAGGCGCATTAGGCGCAACACAAGCAGCCGTTGCAGCCCCGCTAAATGTTGGCGCATACATGAACCCATACACGCAGAACGTCATTGACACTACGCAAGCTGATATTGAGCGACAAAGGCAAATGGCGATTAACAACATGGGCGCAGCCGCAACAAGAGCAAATGCGTTTGGCGGCTCACGACANGGCGTTGCGGAAGGCATCACCAATGCTGAATATGGNAGAGTAGCAGCTAACGCTTTAGCGCCGATGCGTCGTGATGCTTTTAACACTGCCATGAACAACGCAATGACTGACAGAAGCCAACGTTTAGGCGCAGCTAATCAACTAGGCGGTTTGGCTAACCAAGCATTTACAACTGGCCGCACAATTAACCAAGACATGATGCAGCAAGGTATTATGCAACAGGCATTGCAACAGTCGCTAATTGATGCAGCGCGGCGAGACTTTGCAGGCTACTCAAACAGCCCAATGCAAAGCCTATCACCAACCATTGCAGCATTAGGCGCAGCGCCAGTTCCACAGTCAAGCACAACACGACAAAACCCCGGCATACTTGGTATTCTTGGCGGTTTGCTACCATTTTTCTAGGAGTTAAACATGGTTCAACAAACAGGATTGCTTGGTAACTTTGGCCAGAATATGCAGCGTGGGTTTGGGCGCATAGGTGATGCGATAACCGGCAAAGACCCAAGCGCCAGAGATCAGTTAGCAATCGCCTTGATGAGCTTGTCTGGCAATCCACAGCAAACACAAGCGTTGCAACAACTTGCGGCTAATAGGATACAGCAACGCAAACAGAATGACGCAAATAATAAGACCGTTGCGTTTATAAAGAATATCAATCCAGAAATAGGTGCCTTAGTTGAGGCCAACCCTGCCCTTGCGCCTACTGCGTTACAGCAAATAATGAGAGCAAGAATGTCTGGCGGTGCAGATAACTCAACTGCATTGATGAAAAACTTTGCATTTTTACGTGAACAATTCCCAGATATGCAGCCAACAGATTTGTTAGCTAAGTTGCAAAGCGGTAATACTTTTAATTTAGGTAGCAATGTCCAAGTTAAAGGTGATTATGTTATTACAGAAGATGCAAACGGTAATCCTGTTTTTACTCCGTTGCCCGGTTCAGCAGCAGCAGACAGATTGCAAAAAAATCAAACTACAGAGACTAAAACACAAGATGCCAATTTAAGTAAGAAATCAAACAAAACAAATGCAAATAGAATTGTGCTTGATAACATTGACTTAGCTATTAAACAAATTAAAGATAATAGACTTTTAACAACTGGCTTTGTAGGTGGAAAGACAAGCGAAATACCTGGCACGCCTGCTTTTGACGTTGCACAACGTATAGCGCCAATAGTTGCCAACATTGGTTTTGATAGATTAGATCAAATGAGGCAAGAAAGCCCTAATGGGGGCGCATTAGGCCAAGTTGCCGTAAAAGAACTCGAATACTTACAATCAGTAAAAGGTAGTCTTGTTCAGGGTCAAAGGTCGGATCAATTACTAGGAAACTTAGAAACAATTAAGAAAAGTTATGTAGATCATCAAAAAAGGCTTTATGAAGCAATACTTGAGGATCAAAAAAATAATTTAATCAATAAAGGCACTGGCGAAGTAATAAAGCCTAGTGATTTTTTTACACAAGCGGAAATAGACCTTTTATCAAGTTCATCAGAAGAAATACAAAGCCCTAATACAACTTCTAATATGACTGCCTCAGATATACGAGGGATGTCATATGATGCCTTGCTTAATGTTAATGTAGATAATTTAGACCTAGACGCTCTCCAAGAATTAAATCGAAGATTTACGGAGGGTCGATAATGGCAACGGCTGAAGAATTAAAAGCCAGAATAAAAGCTCTCCAACTTCAAGCAAAAGCTAAAAGAAAAAGAGACAATCAAAGGTTTGCACAGCAAAATATGTTGCCCTCCCCTGATACTGTGGTTGAACCATTAACGGAAGAAACAAACAGATTTGGTGACACTGCTGCTGAATTTTCTGCGCCTTTTAGACAAAATATGCGTACAATTGCCCAAAGAAGTAGTTTTGACAGACCAATTGCGGATCGGGCTAAAGACGTTGGGCTTATGGCGTTAAATACCTTGGGTGCAGCATATACTGGTGGAGCAGGTTTGCTTGGCGATATGTTTGGTGGTGACAGAACACAAGAACGTAAAGCTGCAAGAGATTTTATGTTATTAGGAGAGGTTGCGGTGCCAGAACTTGCAGGTGCACCGGCAGCAGTCACCCGACTTGCAAGAAAGGCAAGCCCAATATCACAGCGTCAAGCGGTAGCGCAGTCTGCGCAAGACTTAGGAATAACGCCAACACTAAGCATGAATAATAGAACTGCCGGTGTATTAGAAACAACTTTAGCAAATGCACCTTTTTCAGCAGGCAGCATAAATAGAGCGCAAGACCGTACAGTATCGCAAATGGGTGATGCTTTTACCCAGGCAAGCGAAAGATTAGGAACGCCAACAACCAGAGAAGGTGCAGGCGAAGCACTGAAATCTGGCGCAGAAAGTTTTGTTAATAAATTTGAAGAAAAGTCATCAAAACTATATAATCAGCTTGATAGTGAAATTGGCTTTAACAGTTTTGTGACAGCGCCGCGTAGTATTGCAGTATTAGAAGAAATAACAAAAAATGCTAGTAAATACCCAGAAATAGATAAGTTTCTTAAAAAACCTATTTTTGCTAAAATATTAAGAGATTTAGAAGTAGATGGATCACTAAACGCTCTACCCTACGAAGCTCTTAAAGACTTACGTTCAACTATTGGAAAAAGCATAGGCTCCTTTAGCGGTGTTATGTCTGATTTAGACCAAGGACAGCTTAAAAAGCTTTATGGTGCATTAAGCCAAGATTTAGAACTTGCTGCAAGATCAGCAGGCCCAAAAGCTTTAAATGCTTACACTAGAGCAAATAATTATTATCGTGCAGGTCAATCAAGAATAGAAAACGCATTAAAGAATGTTTTAAAAGCCGATACTGAGAAAAAAGCTTACAATGATATTGTGGCTATGACTTTAGAAGCAAGTCCAAAGGGTAGCACCAAAAAACTTTTACAGTTGAAAAAAAGTTTACCACAAGATCAATGGTCTACAGTATCAGCAACAATTATTAGAAAATTAGGAGAAACACCGCCGCAACGCAGTGGTGCTCCTGATGCAACTGATTTTGCAGAATTTAACCCTGCAAATTTTCTTACTAATTGGAACAAAATGGACAACTCAGCAAAGACTGTTTTGCTAAGTGGTAACGCGCCTGCAAGTGTAAAAACAGAATTAGATAAACTTGCACAGGTTGTTGAGAAGTTTAAGCAGCGTCCAGTTGCTACTGGCAGTGCACCGGCGAATATTATGACTGCTTTTTTAGCGGGGTCTATATTTGATTTTGGCGGCGCTTTGGCTCTTGGTGGTGGTTTATTCACAGGAACAAGAATGTTAACGAGCAATGTTGCATTAAAAGCAATTAACTCTGCAACAGCCGGAGATTTTACCAAACTTAGAAAACTTGCAAGGGAGGATTCTGCACTTGGCTCAGAAGCTTCAACTTTGCTTAGATTAATTGCAGCAGAAACAGCTAGACAACAGGAACAGCAGTAATGGAAATGCAACCTAAAACCGAACAAGAAATATCTGCAATTGTCCAAGACGCGATGCAAAACGCAGTTGATTTTGTTGAAAGTGAAATAAGCGAAATAAGGCTTAAAGCACAACGCTACTATGATGGCGAAGTAGACATTGGCTATGAAGATGGCAGAAGCAAAATCGTTAGCAGCAAGGTAAGGGATGTAGTTCGCGCTACTAAGCCAAGCATAATGCGTGTGTTTATGTCTACAAGCAAAGCCGTTGAGTTTGTGCCACATGGCCCAGAAGATGTTGCAATGGCAGAACAGGCCACAGACTTCATTAACCATGAGTTTAACAGACTAAATGGCTACCGTGTTTTAAGTGATGCAATCCATGACGCGCTTGTGAAAAAGCAGGGCATTATCAAGGCGTATCACAAGGAATACCCAACAGCAAAAATATACACATTATCAGACCTTTCTGAAGATGAGTTAAGCTTACTTACAAGCGACCCAGACGTTGAAGTGCTAGAGCAAAGCATGGAAATGCGTATGGAAATGGATGAGTTTGGCGTAGATGTTGAGGCACCAATATTTGCAGTAAAACTTAGCCGCAAAGAGATGAAAGGCGATCTATGCATAGAAAGCGTACCGCCAGAAGAATTTTTTGTAAATCGAGATGCTAGAACGATTGAGGACGCATACATTGTAGCGCACAGAACTGATATGCGTGCCGGTGATGTAATTGCAATGGGCTATGACCCAGAGATAGTTTTCAACCTTGATGGCATCACAAGCGGCTCAGAAATAACAGAAGCAGAGGTGCAAGCACGGCAAGGTTATGATGAAGATTTTGCAGACGATGATGAGCAAGACCCTGCAATGAAAAACATAACAATAACAGAAGCTTATATGCGTATGGACGTTGACGGTACTGGCATACCTGTTTTGCATAAGTTTTTATTAGGCGGCACTGCATATGAATTATTAGATTTTGAGCCTTGTGATGAAGTGCCAATGGTTAAGCTAGAAATAGACCCAGAGCCTCACAGCTTTTACGGACGTAGTTTATGTGAGCTTATTGCAGATGACCAGGACGCAAGCACAGCAATATTGCGCGGCATACTTGATAACGTAGCTTTGACTAACAACCCTAGACTTGGTTTTCTTGAAGGTAGCGTGAATGTAGAAGATTTAATGAACGCAGAGATTGGCGGCTTGGTCAGAATGAGACAGCAAGGCAGCATACAAGATTTAAGCGTACCATTTACAGCAGGCCAAACACTAGGCGCATTGACATATTTAGACCGACTTGTAGAGCAAAAAACAGGCGTTACCCAGAACCTTGCACTTAATCCTGATGCTTTGCAGTCCACAACAAAAGCAGCCGTTACAGCAAGCGTAGAAGCAGCCGCAGGGCAAGTTGAAGTGATGGTAAGAAATCTTGCTGATGGGCTAAGAGACTTGTTTAAAATTATTCTGCGTATCATGCACAAAAACTTTGACGAAGAAAAAATGATGCGTATGAACGGTCAGTTTGTGCCAGTTGATCCTAGAGTCTGGGATATTACTATGGATGTAAGCGTAAACGTGGGCTTGGGTACTGGACGCGAAGATGAAAAGGTAGCCGCCTTACAGCAAGCACTAACAATGCAAACCCAAGTATATCAACAGTATGGCCCTATGAATGGCTTGGTTAGCCTTACAAACATACGCAACACAATTACAGATATGATGGCAGCAGCCGGTGTGCGTAATTCAGATAGATACTTTGCGCCGATAAACCAAGAGATTGAACAGCAAATGTTGGCGTTACAACAGCAACAACAAGCAATGATGGCGCAACAACAGCAAGACCCCAACGCTGCATATTTACAAGCGGAGCAAATGAAAGCTCAAGCTAAGATGAGCACTGACATGGCGAAGCTACAGTTAGACGCCACAAAAGCAGCCGCAGAAGATGACTTGAAACGCGATCAGATGGCGCAAGATTTACTTGTTGATGCAGCTAAAGTTGCGGGTCAGTACGGAACAGCCGTTGATGTAGCCAGAGTTAAAGCAGAGCAAGACAAGCTTAGAACCGTAGCAGGGATTGCCCAAGGACAATGAGCGATATTCGTATAACGGCTGATGAGGCCAAAAGGTTAAAAAACGATACTGCATTTAAGCAGTTTGTTGAGGATGTTCGAGAGCGTCAAAAAGATGTTTTCGCAACTAGCGATGCCAAAGATATTGAGGCACGCGAGGAAGCGCACGCAGTAATTCGTGCATTAAATTTAATCGAAATGAACCTTGACGCTGCAATAGCAGCAGAGACATTTTTAGATTTAAGAAAGGGTTAGTACCGTGAACACGCCTAACACAATTGATGCTGCCGTTGAGCAGCTTATACAAGTACCAGACACTAGTACTGACGATGCTACAGAAGAAGTAGTAGAAGAAACATCAGAGGAAGAAGTTGTTGAGCCAACTGAGCAAGAAGCTGAGAGCGAAGAAACTTTAGAATTTGATGATGAAGAACTGTCAGATATTGATTTTGACAGCGACGATGTAGAAGAAGTCCTAGAGGAAAGCACTGAA